AGAGAAGGCGCAGATTCCCCTTGACAATACTTAAAGAAGTGGTATACTGTGCAGCGTAGAGAAGTGTCGCTGGCCTCGGCAAATTGCCGGGGCTTTTTTGTTTTTGGGAGAAGAGAGAAGAGGCTTTACCACAGAGGGCACAGAGTTGCCTCAGAGTTCACAGAGGTTCGGATGGGGAGAAGAGGGAATGAAGAGATTGGTTTTGTTGGGGTTGGCGGTGATTTGTGGGGCTGTGGCGGCGGTTGGGGCGGGGTCGCAGCATACGGTCTCGGTGACGCTGAATTATGACTTCAGTGTGGACAATGCTTGCAGCGCGAGCGTCACGACGGGGTGCGTGAAGCAGTTCAACATTTATGACATTACGGGCGGAGGGACGCCGGTGAAGCTGTTTTCGATCGCCGCGCCGAGCGGAGCGAGTACGGCGGTAACGGGGATTACCGGGACCAGCTTGGCGGTAACGCTGAAGTCGGGCGTGCACACGTTTGCGGCGACGGCGCAGATGGCGGATGGGACGGAATCGAGCCCAAACGGATCTACTGCTACTGCGGGGGTCGCGCCCGGTTCGCCTGCCAGCTTTAGCGTGGTGGTGCAGTAGGAGGAGAGAGCGAGCAGATAGCAGATAACAACGAGCAGGAAACGGGATCGAGGCACGCAGGAATTTGTGGCGATTGGTTGTTTGGGTGGTTTGGTTGACGTCGTAAGAGCGGCAGCTTCGCTGTCGCACTCAAAAAGTAGAGACCCCAGGAGTGGCCGATCCTCAGATGGGCCCCTACAAAGCACAAAAATAAATGAAGAAGTGTTGGGCGTATCAGGCGATTGCGGGGAGCCGGAGCGCATGGGTGCCGTGTGTGCGGTTGGCGGAGGAGGGATCGCGATTTTGTTTGCGGCATGCGCGGGCGATTGAAGGGGCGGTGCTGGGGGCGTTGATGCACGCGGAGGCGAGGGATGAGGCGGTGACTTTGTACGAAGAGAAGCCGCCGCGAAATGCAAGGAGCAGGAACGAGCGGGTGCGGAGGTGAAGTATGGCGGCGGTGCTGCGATGCGGAATTCGTACTTTCCGGATATTGAACGGTCCGCTATCCGGAGAGGTGCACGTGAGCGGCGGAATCTCACGGGCAAAGGGAGCGCGCAAGCGTGGAGGCCGGGCGAACTCGAGATCGCCTGAGCCGTGTGCTGGGCCTGACGACGGAAGCGGAATAACCGCTGGCGGGAGTGCGCGTACCTCCGCGGCACCCCCCGCGGACCGCGAGACGTCCGGTGGTTCGGCAGACGGCGGCGGCAATGATACGAAGCGCGCTCCTATTCCAGGAAAAGAGCAGTGGGCGCCGCCCAAGGCGTGTCCCGTAAGCGAGCTGATATCGCTGAAGGAGATGCCGGGAACGGCGTGGGCTTTTACGAAGGCGGTGGATGAGGGAGTGCAGCTGGTGGGAGTGATGCAGGGATTACTGAAGTCAGAGGATGAGAAAGTGCGATTGCGGGCGTTTGAGATGTGGGTGGAAATGGCGTTTGGAAAACACGCCGGTGGGAAAGAAGAGGAACGCGGAGCGGCAATCGGATGGAGTTTACCGAGGCCCGAACGAGATTAAGGAGGAACGATGAATAGCGCAAAAGTGGTGTTTATTGGAGAAATCTCGCAGATCGCGGGAGTAGCATCCGTGGTGGGCGGAGTGGTGCTCAGCCTGCGGCACTGGCCTGCAGCCGTAGCGCTGGTTGGGGGACTGGCGGCGTATTTTGTAGGGAAAAAACTGCGAGGGCAGTAGGAGGTACCAAACGCAGAGACCCGGAGAGCGCAGAGTCAGAGCCAGGAAAGAAACGGATGGAGGATATCCTAGCGGTCCGGAACTGGTATACGCCATTCGATCAGCAAAAACTGTTTCACAAGTCGAGAGCGAAATACCGGTTGTTTGGCGGGGCGGCGGGGCCGGGAAAAAGCAAGGCGCTGCTGGCAGAGGCGGTCGGGCAGGCGCTGGAAGTGGCGGGGAGCGACACGCTGCTCTTACGGAGAACTTTCCCGGAGTTGGAATCGTCTCTGCTGACGTATTTCCGGCGGGACGTTCCGCGAGATTCGTATCGGAGTTATAACGAAGCGAAGCATGTGGTGACGTGGAACAACGGATCCACTACACGATTTGGGTACTGCCGGAACGAAAACGATGTGTACCAGTATCAGGGCGCGGAGTTTTTGTTCATCGGAATCGATGAGCTGACGCACTTCACGCTGAAGCAGTGGCAGTTTCTGACATCGAGGAACCGGTGCCCGGTTCTCGAATACACATCAGACAAGGATCGCGGCAAAAAAGTTGTTCCTTGCATGGCGGGGGCGACGAACCCGGGGAATATTGGGCATGCGTGGGTTAAGGCGCTGTGGGTGGACAAGGTGGCGCCGGCAGGATTTGAGAGGCCGGAGCTTTATGATTCGAGTGATTATGACTTTGTGCGGGCGCGGATTGAGGACAATCCGATTTATGCGAATGACGTGAATTATAAGAAGACACTGGCGGCGCTGCCGGACCGGTTGCGGAGGGCGTTCCTGGAAGGGGATTGGAGCGTTCTGGAGGGGCAGTATTTCGATTTGTTTGAGTTGGGTCGGCACACGGCGCGGGCCGGGGCTTTGCGGCTGGAAGATTGGGCGCCGCGGTGGATTTCGATTGATTGGGGATTCAAGCATCCTAGTGCGGTGTATTGGCATGGGGCTAGCCAAGACGCCGGGAACTTGCCACGGTCCCTCCGCTCCGTGGCCGGCGCGCCAGAAACCGGCGGGCAAGAAAAAACCGGCCACTCCGGTCGGGATGACAGTTTGAGTGGCAATGGCAACGGCGGTCGCATTGTCACATACAGGGAGTTTGTGCAGAACGAGTTGTCGCCGCGGATGCTTGGGCAGGCGATTGCGGAGAGGACGCAGAAGGAGAGGATCCGGGAGATTTATTTGTCGCCGGATGCGTTTGCGAAGCGGACTAGCGAGGCTTCGATTGCGGAGCAGCTTGGAGATGTGCTGGAGCAGAACGGATTGCCGCGGCCGGTGTCGGCGACGGACGACCGGATTGGCGGATGGCAGTTGATGTACCAGTTGCTGGAGCGGGACGCGTGGATGATTGCGGAGAACTGCCCGCGGCTGATTGAGTGTTTGCCGCTCCTGGTGAGGGACGACCGGCGCGTGGAAGATGTGCGGAAAATGGAAGGCGATGACGCGGCGGATGCGGCGCGTTATGGACTGGTTCCCGGCGTTAGATATGCCGGTGTTGGGGTTTCCGCTGTAGGCGGACCCGGGGCGGGGCAGGCTCCGCCCGAATTTGGGAATGGAACGGCGCGGTTTGTGCCGGGAATTCCGGTGGACGTGCAGATCGAGCGGCAGATCACGGCGGAGGATCCGACTTCGCGGGCGATTCATCAGCAGAGATTGCAGGCGGAGGCGAAGAGGCAGTTGGGACCGAAAAAAATTGGAAAGAAATGGAGGTAGAGAAAGTTAAGGAGATAAAGGAACCGGAGAAGCATTCGCACCATTGATCGAGATGAGCTTGAGAGTGCCAGAAATCAATACGGAGCGTCGGGGTCAAACGAACGGCGAATGAGCAGGCAGAGTTCGCGGAGGCGGCGGTCGGAGAGAGGGCGGGGTTCGCGAGCGATGAGTTGAGATTTGGGGATAGTGGTAATGAAGTGAGCGCGAAGGCAGGAGGGGCCGGGGAGGCCTGTTTCGCCAGGCGGAAGAACCAGAGTCGTGGGGCCCTCGGCCAGGCTGGAAGAAAAGGGAACGATCAAGACAGAATGAGCGCGATCACTCAGATTGCGCGCATCCGGCGAGACAATGACGACCCAATGACGCTGCTGACCAAGCCCACCCAGATATGCGGTCCAAATTTCACCGCGCTTGGGCGAGCTCAGAATTGGCAATCTACTCGCCATCGAAATCTACCTGGGAAGACGCTTTCGAGACAGCCCTTTCCAAACGCTGTTCGGTGCGGAGAGATTCGCCGGAGAGGGAGTCGTAGTAGGCAGCCGTGGTGGCGGCAAGGCGCTTGCGGGATTCGCTGTGGCGAGCAAACGCTACCGCGCGGTCGACAGCCTCGGCGATATTCGCGGCTTTGCCACGGCGGACAAGTGATTTGAGGAAGGCGTGGGTTTCCGGGGCCACGGTGGTGGAGATTTTTCGGCGGTTGGAACGCGCTGGCATGGTCAGCCTCCTAACAACGATTGTATCAGGATGACCGACATTTGTCCTTCGTAATGTCCGACACATTATCACATAACTAGGAGACAGGCAGAAGAAACGGCGCCCACCTCGGAAGGCGGCCTGCTACTGAAGCAAGAATATGTGAGGGCTTGGCCACCTGAAGGTGGCCGCTACGTGTTATGGGTGAACAATGATTGAACTGCTGAAGAGGGTGTTTACGACGCGGTATGTGGGGATGCTGGAGGGGGAAGTGGCGCGGCTGCGGATGGAGAATCGCGCGCTGATGAATTCGTTGCTGGGGACGGCGGGGTTTCCGCCGGTGGAGTTTGTGGAGGCGGTGAAACCGGTGGAGTTGCCGCGGATGCGGCGGAGATCGTGGCAGCAGATACAGAGGAAGAACGAGAGTGAGGCGGGGAAGGGATTCGGGGAATAAAGAAAGATTTAACCCAGAGAACACAGAGGAAGAGCACAGAGGTCGCGGAGAAGAAATGATTAGCAACGGCATAGGCAGCACGACCATGGGGTGGGAGCCAGGGATGACGGCGCCGGCGGATGGGAATTCGGCGGGTGAGGCGCGGGGGTATGGTGGGGCGGGGATGGGAGCGAATTTTGAGTTGCTGGAGGAGGAGCGGCCGGAGCTGGTGAATGCGCTGCGGGAGTTGGTGCGGCAGTACCGGCAGGAGGGCGTGACGGCGCGGCGGCATGAGATCCGGAGGATACGGCAGGCGCGGCTTTTTTGGCAGGGGTTGCAGTATGCATGGTGGAACCCGAATGACATGAACTGGCATTTGCCGTTTGAGCAGAAGTTTTCGGATGACCGGACGCTGGAGGAGATGCCGCGCTACCAGTTTGTGACGAATTTTTACCAGGGGTTCGGGCTTTCGTTTGTGGCGGTGCTTTCGCAGGATGTGCCGAGCGTGCGGTTTTTTCCGCAGTCGGCGCAATCGCTGGTGGATATCGCGGCGGCGAAGGCGGCTAGCGACGTGGCGGAGCTGGTGGAGCGGAACAATCATGTGGAGCAACTGCTGACGTCAATCGGATATTTTTTGTGGACGGATGGGAAGCTGGGCGCGTATGTGCGGTACATGGCGGATGGACAGAGGTTTGGCTTTCGGGAGCAGGAGATATTGGCGGGGGTGGAGATACCGCTGGGGCCGGATGTTTGGGTTTGTCATCAGTGCGACAAGGAGACGGCGGTTCGGGGCGAGCAGATAGCAGATAGCAGCGAGCCGGAAACGGAAGAAGAGGGGGGAGAGCTAAACGCGGAGGCGCAGAGGTCGCTGAGGGAAGAGGAAGAAGGCGGCCTAAAGCCGCCCCTACAGAATGCCGCTGGCGTGTGCCCGGGATGCGGGGCGGAGATCGGGGATAAGGATTTGCGGAGGGCGGAACGCGTGACGGTGCCGCGGGTGGTGGAGACGCGGCGGGTGGCGAATGGGCAGGAAGTGATTTCGATTGCGGGCGGGCTGGAATTGAATACGCCGGTGTGGGCGAACGAGATGCATGAGTTTCCGTACTTGCAGTGGCAGGCGGAAGTGCATCGCGCGAAATTGAAGGCGGCGTATCCGCACGCGGCAAATAAGATTGAGACGACGCCTTCGCAGGGTGCGGAGGATGTATACGCGCGCGTATCGCGGATCAGCGTAGAGCAGGGGTTGCCGTCGATTCATCCGGGTGATGCGTTGATGAATCTGATTACGTTTGACCGGACGTGGCTGCGGCCGTGGGCGTTTTATTCGGTGGAAGACGAGGACGTGCGGCGCGAATTGCTGGCGCTGTTTCCGGATGGATGCTACGTGGCGTTTGCGGGTGACGCGTATTGCGAAGCGCGGAATGAAAGCATGGACGACCACTGGCGGGTGCTGCACGCGCTGCCGGGAGACGGTCAGAACCGTCCGAGCGTGGGCGATTCGCTGGTGCAGGTGCAGGAACGCTACAACGTGCTGAGCAACATGCAGGCGGAGACGTATGAGTATGGGATTCCGCCGATCTATGCGGACCCGCAGGTTTTGGATTTTGACGCGCTGGCGAATCAGGTGGCGGAGCCGGCTGCGCATTTTCCGGCGCGGGCTCGGCCGGGTCAGCCGTTGGCGGCGGGATTTTTTCAGCCGGCGCCGGCGCAAGTGCCTCCGGATATGATTCGTCACCAGCAGGATTTGATTGGGCCGGTGGCGCAATTCTTGACGGGACTGTTTCCCGCGGTGTTTGGTGGAAACATGGAGGACGTGAAGACGGCGAGCGGGTATGCGCTGGCTCGGGACCAGGCGCTGGGGCGGCTGGGATTGGTGTGGCGGCGACTGAAGCAGTTTTATGGCGAGGTGATGTTGCTGGGAGTGGAATCGTTTCGGAAGAACCGGCCGGAGGATGTGGACGTGCCGCTGCTTGGGCCGGACGGGATGCTGGACGCGCGGATGATTCGCGTGGCGGATTTGAAGGGGAACGTTGCTGTGCATCCGGAGACGGATGAGACGTTTCCGCGGTTGAAGTCACAGCAGCGCGGGGTGTTGCAGCAGTTGTTTGGACTGAAGGATCCCTTGATCCAGGAGGCGATGGCCGATCCGGCGAATATCGGGTACATCAAGAATGTGCTGGGCCTGACGGAGTTGGTGATACCAGGAGAGGATTCGAGGAATAAGCAGTTGCGGGAGATACAGGCGTTGCTGGGAGCGGCGCCGATTGTGGTGGAAGTTCCTGCGGCTGGCGATCAGAGAACAGATAACAGCGATCAGGAGGCAGGAGGCGATCGGTCGCGCACGGTTGTGCTGCCTTCAGTGGCGGTGGATTCGTTATTGGATAACCATGCCGTGGAGTTTGAGGAATGCAAGCGGTGGTCGAATTCTGAGGCGGGTCAGAGCGCTAGGATGACGAATCCCGCGGGGTTTGCGAATGTGCGGGCGCATGCGGAGGCACATCTGCGGGCGATGCAAGGAGTGAAGTGATGGGCGGGACTGAACCATTGATGATTGAGAATGTTGCTGGAACTGCTCCCCAGGAAATTTTTGCACTGACGGATGAGCAGATATTGGGGATGGAGGCGGAAGAGCAGGAGATTGAATCCGGTTCGGCCGCGCTTGTAACTGGAGCCGCTTCAGTTCGAGATGAAGCGAAAGGCGCACAGGCAGGAGTG